AGTTATCAAGACCAACTCTTTCTACCACACGAAAAAAATTACCGTCAGATGCATGTTTTAAAGAACGTATCAACAAAGTATATGGAGCTTGTGTTATAGCAGATGAAAATAAAGCAAATTCACTGTTGCTTTTTCGTTGTCCTGTTTGATCAAGAAAAGCATTAGGATAAACAGCAACTACAGGTTTGACTAAAGGAGCTGGTACATTTGCTAGTTCATAAGACTGTAAAGAATAAATGCTATATTCATGTAAACCTTTGCTTTGAAATCTGTCTGGCTTAGTATCCTTTACAACTTCTAGTATGGAGCAACTAGAAACTGAAATCACCAAGAGGGAGCTCAATAGTAGTCGTTGTACCATCATTTGTGTTAAATATTGTTAATATAATCATGCCGTCCTCAATCTTGTAGGATATTATGTTACCTTCAAGTTCAAATTTGCCTTCAGTTGATTGTGTCTCCCCAAACATGTTTTCAACTATTTGCCTTGATATTTGTGCATAAATACGGCTTTCTAAATTCCTAATAAACCTTGCTAGTGTAGTGTTTTCTGCATCTCTTTCTAATTCGTCTTGAAGAGCTTTTATCTCCTCTTTAATAGTCATCTTACGCATGTGCTCTTGATTCTCTATAGTTAGATAGTGAGAGCTTGTATTAATACCAGAAAAAGATGGTGACTTAAATTTAAAAGTGATGGTATCTGCTTGTATGTTCACACAAATAATACCAACAAATAAAACTACAGCCCAAATAACAATAATTTTGTAATGAAGTGGTAGCTTAATCTTTCCTTTGGTCATCTCTATCCGCCTTAGCAATTTTATTGCTATCAATTAATTGTGGAACTCCTAGTATAGTTTTTATTAGTGTGTCTTGTCTAATAATCTCATTATCAAGGCTTCTAATTCTATCTATTAGTGCTACTAAAATACCGTGTTGGCTATCAAGTTTCGTTCCTAATCTTTCTTCAATAGCAGCAATCTGACCTTCTACTTTTTCATCAACAGTATCAAGTTTTGTTTCCATACCGTCAACAATACGCATGATAAGTTTGTATATAAACCAGCCAAGTCCTAACGCTGCTGCTATAGGAAAACCAACCTCTTGAATTAATTGTACGGCAGACTCCATACGCTAGTAATCACCCCATACCTTAGTTTTTTTACCGCCATCATAAGGAACTGCATGTCCCTCATCTATAAGTATTTGACAAATGTCTTTACCATCCTCTGTATACGGTATACCTAAAATACGGCCGTACTTACCTTTACCTAAAGATTTTACTTTGATTTTACCGGCACATAACTCTGCAAGCCTAGCTTTTGCAGCCAGGCCAAGTTTCTTTTCTGCAAGATCTCTTGTGCGAGATTCTGGGGTGTCAATCTCAGCAAGACGAACTCTTTGCTTGTGAAGCTTTACATCAAAACCAAGATCTAAGCTACAATCAAAAGTATCACCATCTACTATTCTTTCAAGAGTTGCATTATAGACAAATGCATCTGGTGCATCAGCCATTATTTTTTACTTTTCTTTACTCTTTTAGTTGTGTAAGCCTCATTTACATCAGGAGTAGATTTATCGTCACCAACGTATCTACCTTTGTCATCACGAGTTCTTACAACTACATCTTCTGAATTTGTAACAAAATTAACTAACTTTCGCATCCACTTCATTATCGCTCTCCTGTAATACTTCATCTGCCTGCTCTTTTGTAGAATTTATAAAAGCATTTTTAAAAACACTCAAAGCTGCATTTATTTGGTCTAATTCGCTTTGTGCCGTATATTGTTTGCGGCTCAAATCTTCCATTTGATGATATAAATATCTTTGATTTTCATTAAGATCCCTAACATACATTTCTGTACCATCTACAGAAACTACTGGGCCTTTATCGACTTCTTTTTCTTTTTTAACCATATTTATCCCCTTTTAAAAAAAATTAACTTAATGTTTTAGTAACACTTGTAGGCGTTACTTTTTCAGCTATTTGTGCATCTACATTTGCTTTTAAAGCTGTAACTTCATCACTACCTAACCCAGCTTCAACCCAGCCTTGTACATCACTAGCTTTAAGATCAGACCAATTAATAAAACTTGATAGATCATCTGTACTAACGCTTTGGCTACCATAAACTGTAGCAGTTTGTGGGTTACCGTCAGCGTCCTTATTAGAACTATCAGAGCCAGTTAGTCGCCAGTGGACATTATGCACCACATTTGATTTGCCGCTTTTTGATGGGTATGTATCGCATGTGCTTACATCCCAGGTATAAGATATTGCCATATTATTCTCCTTTTAAAATTGCAATTTCACTTTTTAGTGATTCTATTTGTTCTTGTTGTTCTTGCATACCTTTTACAAGATGCGTTACAAGTTTACTATAATCCATTTGGTAATAGTCATCTTCTGTTTGGCTTACTGCATTTGGTACAAGTTCTTTAACCTCTTGTGCTATCAAACCTTCATCAGCTTTACCATCTTCTTTCCAATTATAAGCTACTGGATTAAGTTCGTTGATAACATCTAATCCTCTTGAAGAGCCTGTAATATCTTTAAGTCTTGCATCAGAAGATGTATTGTAAGCTGTTGCTGAAGATGTTACAGATATAGTTCCAACTGTTGAACCTGCTTTTAAAAAACCTATAACAGCACCATCAGATGAGAGCCTATTAAATTGTGCTGAAAGACCACCATCACGTGTGAAGTTTGCAAAATCAGAAGCTAGTAACTCAATACCTGCTGTTGCTAAATTTGCTGAACTTTTACCCACTAAGAAGTTCCCTGAAGCATCAATTCTAACCCTTTCAGCATTTGCAACTTGAAAACGCATATAACGTTCATCATGGTCATAAAGTATTTGACCATCGTTTGCATCATCATCATCACCAAAATTTATTCCTGCAAAAGAATCTGTTCCAGTTTGATTAAATTGTATAAATGGACTTTGTCCTTGTAAATTTAATAGTTGTGAAGGACTTGTAGTTCCTATACCAACATTTCCTGAAGCATCTATACGCATCCTTTCTGTTGAACCAGTTTCAAATATAGTTTTACTTGTTGGATTTATTACAACATTTGCTCCACTATTTAAACAATGTATTTCAAAATCTGAGCTTTGTAGTAGTTCAACAGATTTATTTCCAGAGTCTTGCAGTCTTATAGTAGCAGTTCCACTTCTTTCTATTTCTAAACCACTTCCTGTATTAAATGAAGGACTTGAAGTTCCCAGGCCTAAGTTGCCTGATGAATCAAGCTCCATAAGAGAAGCACCTGTATTACCATTCCTAAAACTTAAACTTGTAGCTGAGTTGACATTAGCCTTACCTATTGAAAAATCAGTTCCAGGACTAGAAGAAAAATGTATACCACCAAATGTTGTATTATCAGATGCGGCATCAGAATTACGCACAAAAACAATACCACCATTAGTTGCAGGTGGTGATCCTTTGACATGTATTTTTCCGGTTATTGTTGAGGATTCCCCAATTCCTACATTTCCTGAAGCATCAATACGCATTCTTTCTGTTGGTGTTGAAGCACCATCTGCTGTAGTAAAGAAAGTTAATCTACCAGGCATATCATTACTGCCAGGTGTTCCATCAACTTCACCAAATATTTTTGCTGCTATTGAAACATTATCAGTTCCATCATTACCACCAAACAATATTGAACCTAGATTGTCATCGTCTTGAACTATAGTATTACCGCCAACTGTGCCATTTCTTGATTTAATAAAATTTAATACTGGTGCATTTGTATTATTACTAAATCTTCCTATTGAGATTGTAGAACCAGCATTATCTGTGCCATTAATTTGTAATTTTGCTGTAGTGTTGCCTGTAACTGCTGTTGAACTAGCAACTAATAAACGCCCTGAACTATCAATACGCATCCGTTCTGTATCAACAGTATGAAATTCCATGTGAGTTCCGGAATCTTCTGCACGCAGTTTTAAAGAGCCATCAGAATGTATTTGTGCAGGATTTGCAGCAGTTGTATTTCTAAAAAATATTGTTCTAGTTGTGTTTGCAGTTCCATCAAGCCTTAATAACTCTGCATCTCCCTGCAAAGATAATAAAGTAGCAGGACTTGTAGTTCCGATACCAACATTTCCATCTTTATCTATTCTCATCTGCTCTGAAAGTGTGCCTGAACTTGCAGTTTTAAAAGCTAAAATACCACTCGTTGCATCTGAAGATGTTTTAGATTGTATTTGACCAATCTCTGTGCTTGAACTTTTAAAAGTTAGATTTGTTCCTCTGCCATCAACAGATGCAGAACTATTTTGTAATAATAATGTTGTAGATACTCCACCTGTTCCTTCGTTAACATGTAAAGGTTCTGAAGGACTCGAAGTTCCTATACCAAAATTACCTGAATCATCAAACCTTGCAGTTTCTAAAACTGAAGTTCCGTTAAATCTTCTAAAAATTATTTCTCCATGTGAAGTGTTGTTTCTACTAGTAAGAAACATATCGCCTGAATCACTTGTTATATCTGCTATTTGATTTGTACCATCACTATCTTCAATTCTAATTTGCGCTGCTGAACCTTTAAGATGTAGCAATTTGCCAGGACTTGTAGTTCCTATACCAACTTTATTATTAAATATAGCTGTACCTGCATCTGACATATCAAGGGTAAGGGCAGTTATAGTTGAGCCACCATCATCACCCATAAACTTAATATCTTTGTCTTGGGTATTATTTACTAATTGAACATCACCACTACTATTTTGTAATTGAAACTGTGTTGTGCCACCATCTTTGAATGTAAAATCGCCACCATCTGCATCAAGAATAATGTCTCCTGCTACATCAATAGTAAGATCACCACTTGATAAATCTATCTCTGTACCATCTATAGTTATGTTATCTACGACTACACCTGCGTTTGCAGTTACAACACCACCTACAGCTAAAGTAGATGCCATATCTACAGCTCCATCTATATCAACTACATCTAAGTTAGATGTGCCATCTACGTCTATATCTCCAGATATGTCTAAAGCGGTACCAATAAGAGTTTGTGAAAAAGTGACTTGTCCGTTAGAGGCTATAGTCATAGCGTCTACATCAGAGGCAGATCCTATAGTTTTACCATCTCCAATAATTAGATCATCAGTAAGTGTAACTATACCTGTCACTCCTAGTGTGCCGCCAATAGTCATGTCATCTGTGACTGTTAGGTCGTCTGAGATAGTTAAATCATCTACTGTTGTAGTACCGCCTAGATTTAAGTTAGTAAAAGCATCTACCATAGCTGCGCCAGAGCCAGCTCCATCTGAATATACAGCTTTTACATGACCTGCTGGAATCGTGACGTTTGCGCCAGATCCTTGTGAAATAATAATATTTTGTGATCCTGATGTACCGTTTTCAATAAACCATAGTTTAGATACGGTATTTGGGCCTATTGTTATAGTGCAAGCTGAATCTAGTGTACCTGTATATTTTAAATAAATAGATCTGCCTGGATCAGTAGAGCCGTCTGCAATAGTAGTAGTGTGGGTATCTGCGTTGGTTGTTATAGCCTCTGTGCCAAAACTAAACGCCTCAGCAATAAGCTCTAAATTGGTGTTGGTCGAAGCCCCCCAAGTACCTGACTCATCACCTGTTGCTATCTCTTTTAATCTTAAATCATTTA